CTTTTTCTGTCGCCCAATCACAGGCTAACGCCAAGAAGCTAATAGCCGGAACGGCAAAATCTTTGGCCGAGTCTGTTGTTCAGTATGGCCCGTTAATGGCGGATATTGCTTTAAATTACTTAACTATACCTCAAGTAGATGAGATTGTAGGGGAAACCACACGGCTTAAATATCGCAAGTTTATTTTGGAAGACCAAGTGGTTGACGGGAAGAAAGTTAGTAAGGAAATTCGTTTTGAGGAGTCATTTATGGGTATGACAAAAGGGCAAAGAGATAAAGAAAGTTTAAGGTTACTAAAAGAATCTGGCTATCCCGACACAAAAAATGTTATAATGAAGATAAACCCGCACCTTTTCTCTAGGTTTAAGTATCTAGCCCGCATTGATCCCGAGGAGATGTTCCCCAAAAATTCAGACACGATGTCAGCAATTCTTACATCTCTTTATCAACTACTTGCCAATGATCCATTGATTGAACGAGAAGCATTGTTGAGGAAGCTGATGTACAGCGTATTCCGAGGAGAGGGCGAGGATTTAATTGCCAAAGAACAGCAACCTGTAACACCAGAGACGCAGGCTGTCCCGCAAGGAGGATTTGGAGAGCAAATCAGACAGCAACAGGCATCAAGGTTGTTACAAACAGCTGGTGTGGAGTAAAGGTCGGTTTTATAAGCAAATAATTAAATAAAAAAATGAAAGCAAAAGGATTTGATTTAATAAACGAAGATAAGGTAAGGAGAGCCAAAGAGGGTTCGCCAAATTCATCCGGTGTTTTTGTTGGCGGTGTAGCCAAACCGGATGGTTCCTACGGTGAAGACGCACTGTTGGCTGAGTATGACAAACTCGGTGGATTAATCAAACGAGGTGGAGATAAGGTAAAAACTGGTTCTTTTTATGATTTTAAAGCAAGGAGACCAAAAGCCGAAGCAGAGGTTGTTTTTGAATACAGAGTAAATGGTAAAGTGGTTGAGGTTCCCGACAATGTTGAGCTTCCCGGTGAAGTTAAGGCAGTTAAAGTGGCAAAAGAAGCACCTAAAAAGTTGAAGAAATAGTTTTATGTCAGAGCAAGAAATTCTACAAAAGAATTTAGCACAGTTTCTTGTTAAAGATGTTTTTAACACGATAACTGAAGACGATATCTTGAAGATTGTGGGGCCGAATGTTTGGGAACATAAGGGAAAAAGATTAACCGCGGGGCAGATACAGTCTTTAAAAAGTCAAGCTAAGAACTTTCAGGAGTCAGGCTTATGGCAAGTGCTAAGAGCCGAACTTTTACACCTAGCTTTGGAAACAGGATATAAAAAGTCCAAGACCGAAGCTGACCAGATAGCAGGCAAGTTATTGCATTATTTAACTGATGTGATAGATAGCAAGCTCGTTAATATGTCAAAATAATTATTAGAATCCTCCACGGGTGGACTGATCTTGAACACAAATCTTGTGTCTGAGATCAGACCTCCCATAGAGGTAAAAACGGGACAACCCCGATGGCGACTACCGCCTTAAAATTAGATGTCAATATGACTGATGAAATTACTCCGAAAGGAGAAACTCCGCAAGGAGATGCCCCTGAACTGGAGAAAGAAGAAGTTAGTGTTGAAAATACACCAACTGAAACACCAGAAGGAGGAGCTGGTTCTTCACAAGAACAAATAGATTATGCAACTCTTTTGCAAGTTGAAAAGGAGAGGGCAGAAAGAGCCGAGCGGGCTTTGGCTGAAAAAAGATTTAAGACCGCAGAGCAATCAAGGAAACGAGAAGTTGATGACGATGACAAAACGATAGAAGACAGACCTCTTACTGCCAAAGAACTTCAAAGAATTTTAGCTCAAGAAAGGCAAGAAACCCAAAAAACATTTGAAGAGTCCAGAGCTTTGGATATTGCGAGGAAGTACACTTCCTCCGATCAAGAAGCCGAGGCCGCGATAATGTATTGGAAAAATCGTGTTGTTCCAACAGGTAATCTGGAGGAAGATATGCGATTTGCTATTGCTGGGCTTAACTACACCAAAGAGGTATCTAAAAATGCCGAATTGGCTAGGGCTTTGAGGTCAAAAGATAATGTGGCTAGAAATACCGCAACAACTCATCGGGATTCTGCTCCCGGTACTTCTCCAAGAATGTCAGCAGGAGATGAATCTGCTTATAAACAAGCAGGTTTTGAATACGACTACACCGGCAAGGTGTGGAAGAAGAAGCTTCCTAACGGCAAAATCTTGGTTAAAGACCCTAAAACAAAAGAGACTAAAATAATCTAATTTACGAAGCTTATTAGCAACGAATAGGGCCTGTCCCTATTCAAAGTAATCACCAATGGACGAAGTTAGCATTAAAAGCTAGCGAGTTTATTGGTTTAAAATAATGGCAAAAGCAGATTTACGAGTTATTGGCCCGGCCGCTAACTTTAGACGATACTTAGTAGCGGGAGGAACCGCTATCGAACCCGGTGAACCTACACATAACCTTGGTTCACTTTCATCTGGCGTTTCCTCTACCAACACCTTTGTGTTGGCAGCAGCTGATACACCAGTGATAGGCACTCACAGATTTGGCGGAGTGGCAATTGAAGACGCTGACCTCGGCACGGGTACAACTGTAGTTGAGCAGTTTCTAAACACTGCCAATCCAGTACCAAATGTCGGAAGAATAGAGGGTGCAGCAGAAACAGCCGGTAATGTAGATACACTAACCGAACTGGCACTCTTGTTGGGTGATGTAGTCTTGATTGACTACAGTGCGGCAGGTGCTTCAGATGGCGGGGAGCTTTATACAATCAAAGACGCCGCTACGGCCGACACTTCCGCACTTGAATTGGTTGGTGGTAACACGGCACTTTCAACGCTTCAGGTAGTAATTGATCCTCGTGGTTATAGACACGATGTATCCTAAAATTTATTAGTTTAATTATTAAAGCAATATGAATCCATCAGGAGGTTTTAATGCCCAACTCTCGGCAGATGCAGTCAGGACCTTACTTGACGGTATCGCTTTTGAAGAGTATCAGAGGCAACAGCAACCCGGATATTTATCTGCACAAGATGATTTCTTCTTTAAGCAGTCTTCTCACGATCTCTTAACCTACAGTTGGGATGAAGATTCCAATGTAGGAGGTTTTGAAGAGACTGACGAACAGGAAGAGTTGATTGATACCGATACTTTTGTTGGTAATAATAAAACCAAAAAGCAACAGAAGTGGACAAAGCAGGTTCCTGTTTCTTTGGAGGCTTTTAGGGCCGGTGGCCAAGCCGCAGAGAAAAGAAGCAGAATCGGCGTGCAGATCGGAGACAGGGCAAGACTAACACAAGACAAGAAAGCTATCCTTAACACTTACGGGGACGCTTTTGCGGGTAGTATAAACACTACACCGGACGGAGACGCATTGGCATCAAACTCACACACAACTTTGAAGAATGTTACTGTTGATAACTTGGAAACAGGTGCTCTCAATGCTGACAATCTTTGGACTGTTGTCCAGAGTTTAGCCAACCAGAAGGCTCAAGACGGTGAAGCAGGTTCTTATGTATTTGAGGGCATTCTTAATCCTTTCATTCTTTACAAGACAGCAAAGGAAACTTTGGACTCTCAGCTAGTACCATTTTCAGGTGAAAATCAGGTCAACTTTTTTGACACTGTTTACGGTACTGTAAGAATTGCCGCTTCTATTTTCCTAGGTTCTACCTACAACACTAACTCAAATGCCAACACTTCTTATCATGTGCTTTCGGGTCGCCACATGATAAATAGAAAGGTGTTTATGGGGCTTACAACTTCACTTATCCCACCTGAAAATACTGCCAACGACTCTTGGCTATATAGAGGAAGATTCTTGGAGTCTCATTTCCCAGAGTCTTGGAGTGGGTATGTCGGAAGCAATGGGACAGCGTAGATTATCATTTAACTATCAACCAAAATGAATAAAATTCATGAGTGGATAAATACAATACTTATCGTTATTGTGCTTATCTCTTTGGGACTGGTTGGTGGTAATCAACGAGTTCCACAAGAAACTTCATTGGGTGCAGGGACAAGATATCCTAATGGATTGAGTACCGACAGCACCGCTCCCTCATCGGGAGAAGTCAGAACGACTACCTTAACGGTTACGGGAGATTCTGCCATAACTGGCGAATCAACACAGACCGGAGAATTAACACTAGACGGTGGTCTTTTGTACTCCAGTACCTTTGCCACCACTTCACAAGGGACGGTAACCTATACCGCAGGAAGCATAACTGGTATTCATACTGTCTTGCACGAAACAGAGGGTGCTACGACAGGGACACTACCGGCTTCAACTACGCTGGCAACATTCTTGCCAACCGCAGGTGATAGGCGAAGTATTGTCTGGGTAAACGAAGGGTCAGGTACACTGACAATGGCAGGAGGAACCGGAACACTTTTAAAAACAGCATCATCTACAAAAGCTGTTCTATCAGGTGGTT